AAGATAACGATCTTTTCATTGGTAAGAAACCTTTTGCTAGTTGGACTTTAAATGTATCAGAAGCTAGATGGCAATCACCAGTTGGTGATGCTCCAGCATTATCTGAAGAAGAAACTCTTACTCATATATATGAGTGGAATGAATCTACAGGTGCTTGGGATAAAGTCGCTAGATAATACACTTGACATTTTAATTAGAGTTAATTACATACTAGATAGGTATGCAAAAGAAAGTATTAACAGAAGTTGATCTTTATACAGGTGAAATTCAAATGCCTAAAGGCTTTGATATTGATCGTGATAAAATAAGAAACGACATCATAGAATCTTACGTAAAACAAAACAGAGTTACCACTAATCCACAAGCTTATGCTTTTGATAATTATGTTGTACCTTTTTCTCAACCTTTACAATGGCTGCAAGATTACGTTAGAGATCATTGGAGAGTTGAGTATGATAGAACTTTAGTGCAAAAAAATGTGCACGGTAATGTTATGCAACCTAAAGAAAAATCTTGGACAAGAGGTCAAGTTGATCCTGTTGATTTACGTAATTCACCAGACTACACACTTATTTATGGTGTTGATGTTAAAGAAGGTTCTTCAGAATGTATTATCGAATATGATGATAACAGAAGAAAAAATAGAACTTGGCATTTACCTATAAAAGATAATGAATTTATAATGTTTCCTGCTACTAATAAATATTCTTTCTCACCCAATACTTCTAATGGTTTAAATATAATTTTAACAATTAACTATGAATATATCTAATTACTATTGGTACTTTGAATCTGCAATACCCCCAAGGATTTGTGATCTTATTGTTAAATATGGTAAGTCAGAAAAAGAAAGAGAGATTATGGCCATTACAGGCGGCTTTGGTAGAGACAGAGATTTAAATAAACAACCTCTTACTAAAGATGAGGTAAAAGATTTACAAAAGAAAAGAGATTCAAATATTGTTTGGATGAATGACAGATGGATCTATAAGGAAATACAACCTTATATACATCAAGCAAATCAAAATGCAGGTTGGAACTTTGAATGGGATCATTCTGAATCTTGTCAGTTTACTATATATAAAAAAGGTCAATACTATGATTGGCACTGTGATAGTTGGGATAAACCTTATATGGAAGAAGGGCCAACAAAAGGAAAGATTAGAAAATTATCTGTAACCGTAACGTTAACAGATCCAAAAGAATACAAAGGTGGAGAGTTAGAGTTTGACTTTAGGAATTTAGATCCTGATAAAAAACCTAACATTAGAGCATGTACTGAAATATTACCAAAAGGCTCTTTGGTTGTGTTTCCTTCATTTGTATGGCATAGAGTTAAACCCGTAACTAAAGGAGAGAGGAATAGTCTAGTGATATGGAATCTAGGTTATCCATTTAAATAATATGAATGATATAAAACAAGGTGGCAGTAGTACATCACAAAAACCAAAAGGACACGTAGATTTTAAATCTGCGTTTTATTTTCAAACACCAGTATGGATTGCAGAAGCACCAATGTTTCTTAAAAACGCAACTAAACTAACAGATAAGTATATTAAGAAAGCTGATAAACTTTTAAAAGATAAATTAAAAAACGAACCTAAATGGAAAAAAGATATAGGAACATTTGGTTTATCTAAACATAGTGAAAGTTTTTCACAAGACCCTAAAGCAAAAGAGTTAGTAGAGTTTATAGGTCAACGATCCTTTGAGTTTTTAGATTGGCAAGGTTTTGATTTAAGAAATCACAGCTTACACTTTACAGAATTTTGGGTACAAGAGTTTAGTGAAAAAGGTGGCGGTCATCATTCTACACATCAACATTGGAATCAACACGTATCAGGATTTTACTTTTTAAAGTGTAGTGAAAAAACATCTTATCCTATCTTTCACGAACCAAGACCCGGTGCAGAGATGACAAAGTTACCTTTAAAAAATCAAGAACAGATTACAATGGGAACTAATCAAATACATTACAAACCAAAACCAGGAACAATGATTATATTTCCAGGTTATGTTCCACACGAGTTTGCAGTGGATGCAGGAATAGAACCATTTAGATTTATACATTGGAATATTAAAGTTGTTGAAACAGCAATATCAAAAGAAAAGAGTATTAAATGAGCTTTAAAAAAAATAAATACATAGTTATTAAAGAAGCTGTACCCAAAGAAATAGCAACATTTGTTTACAATTACTTTTTACTTAAAAGAACTGTTGCAAGAACTTTATTTGATCAAAGGTATATCTCTAATTTTACAGAGGAATGGGGAACGTGGTCAGATCAACAAGTTCCAAATACATATTCGCATTACGCAGATCTAGCTATGGAAACTTTGCTTATGAGAACTTTACCTATTATGGAAAAAAAAACAGGACTTAAATTAAACCCAACTTATTCATATGCTAGAATATATAAACCTGGAGATATTTTAGAAAGACACAAAGATAGATTTAGTTGTGAAATATCTACAACTTTAAACCTTGGTGGTGATCCTTGGCCTATACATTTAGAACCTAAAAAGAATGTAGGTATACCAGACGGTAAAAAATTAACAGCTTCTAGTAATAATAAAGGTATTTTAGTTAATCTAAAACCTGGTGATATGTTGGTTTATAGAGGTATGGAATTAGAGCATTGGAGAGAAGAATTTCAAGGTGATAACTGTGCTCAAGTATTTTTACACTATAATGATCAAAAATCCAAAGATGCAGCTCAAAACGTAAATGATCGAAGACCGCATTTAGGACTTCCCGCTTGGTTTAAAAAGTGATATAATCTTTAGATGGGGGCTGTACTCCACCATACCTACAGCCTCCTTTTAAGGATTATTTATGAGTTTAGGATTTGACGCAATATCAGCATTACCTTTCGCTACATCAGGACCCGATAATGCGGTTTCTGTTTCTGTAGCAGCAAACCAATTAACACTTTCTATTGGAAGTGTAGGTATTATAGCAGATGCGGTTACTGAAGACGCTACACCTAATCCATTAACTTTAGGTATTGGTACTTTAACTATTACAGGTAAAGCTAATATAGCTTTAACAGCTAACCCATTAACACTAGGTATTGGTACAATTACAGTTACAGCTGATGCAAATGCAACAGCCACAGCAAATCCATTGACGTTAGCGACTGGAAATGTTACAGTAACGGGAACGGCACTTGTACAACCTAATGGTTCACCATTAACGTTGGCTACAAATGACGTAGGTATAATTACATGGAATGATATTATTCCGGGAGCAAATATGGTTTGGACACCAATAGATCCAAGTTAAAATTATGGCATCAACATTTTCAACAGATTTAAAATTAGAGATAGTAGCAACAGGAGAAAAAGCTGGTCTTTGGGGTACGGTCACAAATACCAATTTACAAATTTTAGAACAAAGCGCTAGTGGTTATCAAGAGATTGATATGGCTGGTGCAAGTGTAACTTTACTTTTATCAGACGGTGCAACATCAAATGGTAAAAACTTTTATTTAAAACTATCTGGAACTTTAGGTGGTGCTAGAACTTTAACAATGCCATCAGGCTCTGAAAGAGTTTGGATTATAAGTGATGAAACAGTTAGAGGCACTGCTAATAATACTTTAGATGTATTAACTGCTAGTGGCACATCTCAACCTGTTCCTCCAGGAGCAAGTTTACTTTGTGTTTCTGATGGTACAAATACAGTTACAAGAATTATTGAAAAAGGTTATGTAACTATAACTGATTCTAATTCTCCTTATACAACAGTTGCAGGAGCACAAATTTTAGCAAATACAACAACCAACCCTATTACAATCACATTACCCACTTCACCATCTACAGGCGATGAAGTTACAGTTATAGATGCAAGAGGAACTTTTGGATCAAATAATTTAACATTTGATAGAAATGGCGAACCTATTAATGGAGTAGCTTCTAATTTAGTTTTAAACACAAATGGTCAAGCTTTGACATTAGTATATGTAGATGCAACAAGAGGCTGGGCTTACAAAACAAACACAGCATAGGAGCTAACAGATGGCTCTTCAACAAATTAAATTTGCGCCAGGTATAGACAGACAAGACACTTCTATTGGTGCTGTCGGTCGATGGGTTGATTCTGATTTAACTAGATTTAGATATGGGCTACCAGAAAAAATAGGTGGTTGGCAATCACTTCTTGCTGATACTATTGTAGGCGTAGTAAGAAAACAATTTGCATTCGTAGATTTAGAAGGAAACAGATACGTTGCATTAGGAACAGATAAATTTTTACTACTTTATTTTGAAGGACAACTTTTTGACATTACACCTTTAAAAGCTGATATTACTGGTGCAACTATTGCAACAGTAGACACTTCAGCAACTTGCACCATTACAACTTCATCAGCACATGGAATAAACGAAGGTGATATAGTTTTATTTGATAGTGTAACTTTACCAGGTGGTACAGGTTATACCGCAGCAGACTTTGAAGATAAAAACTTTCAAGTTATTTCAGTTCCAACACCTACAACTTTTACAATTACACAAAGTTCAAACGCAACAGGAACTGTTGCAACAGGGGGTAGCATAACTTTAAAACCTTATGAACCTGTTGGTCCTGCTGCACAATCTTATGGATATGGATTTGGTATTGGTAATTATGGTGGAACGGTTACAGGTTCTGCAACTACAACTTTAAACGGCGGTATTGTAGCAGCTGACACAACAATTACATTAACTGATGCAAGTTCTTTTCCAACATCAGGCACAGTTTTAATTGGTGATTTTTCTTCTGGTAATTACGCTTCTACTTCAGAATTAGTTACTTATTCAGGTAAAGCTGGAAATGATTTAACAGGGTGTACTAGAAGTACAAATGGAACAACAGCTCCATCATCTACAGCAACAGGCACTACAGTAACTAATGCAACAGACTGGACAGGTTGGGGTGATGCGGTTGAAGCATCAACTGTTACACTTGAACCAGGCTTATGGTCTTTAAGTAATTTTGG